GTCAGTGGTGGCTGCGGTCGTGCATACCGCGTGTGGAACCAGTGGCTTCCCTGACACCGGGCTAAAATCGTTATCCAAGATAGCCGAAGCAGACCCAGACACCGTGACGGTGCCTGCGATCTGCGCGTCAGCCTTGCTAGCGATCAGATGACGGACGGACGAAACAGTTGCCGTCATCGTAAACACGAGATCATAAATGCCAGGTGCTGCGAACTCACAATAGTCTAAAAAGCTTGGGAAGTAGACTATCGTGCCAACAAGCGGGCTCAAGGTGCTGCCGGTGTTCTTCTCCATTAAAGAATACTGCGTTGATGCCAACAAGTTATTGGCAGCAGTTCCGGAGTAGATCATATCGACAGGCGAGCTGCCCGCAAACATACCAGTGGATCCATTGGCATTGGACGTTAGGACCCGGACGGGCACCACAACAGGCTGAGGTGGCACCGGAGTCGAGCCGCTAGCTGCAACAATGGGCTTGCACAACGTGATGTCATACGAAACCCAAAGCTGAGCCAGGACGGTGTCCGGTGTGTGTGGCAAACCATCAGTCATGACTTGAATACGAGCAAAGTCATAAAACCTATCGTCCTGTGTGGATCCAGCAATGGTGGCATTTGCGTCACGCACATACAGCAGTTTGTCGCCCTTAACGAAATCTTTACACTCAATACAATGCATCACAGACATACTAGGCTTAGAAACAACCGCGAACTCGCTGTTCTCGAATGAGGCTAAGTCAGGATATGGACTGTCAGTAACATTGTAATTGCTTGCGATTCCGTGTACACCTAGGGCGCCAGCCGCAGTGTATTCGCTGGTGGTAGACTTAAGCGTCACCACCATGCCATTAATGCGGTATTGTTGGTAGTTCTTAGCGACCGTGGACAACCACGGAAACAATGTGCTATTCGATGGGTTCAACACGAACGTCCGATTGTAAAACTGCGTGGGGTCGGCGGGAGCCACTATATTACACACAAACTCGCGATGTGTAATACGTGTCTCGGACATTGCCTTCCCAAACGCAGGGACATTAGTGTCAGCATAGGAGTACGTGGCAAGTGAGTTTTCGGAAACCTTATAGTCACCGAAACCCACAACGCGGGCAATGCCCTTCCCAAGCATCGCGCCAGCTAAGCCAGCGCCTGGGAAGGGCAAAGCCGAACCAAGTGCTCCACCCAACGAGGCGAATGTGCCTTTCGGCACCATCGCCTGTGCACGCTTCCGTTGGTTTTCCACGGCTTGGCATTGGGTTTGTTTACCGTTCTTCTTACTAGGCATAATTGTTGGGACCAACCAACCAACCATGAGCAAACCGGCCAGAACAAAATACGACTAGTGATTGCCACTGGATGGCTCCCCCACAGGGAGCAATCCAGGGGCAAGCCTGCTAGCCTGAACCAGGCGTATTTTCAGCAGGTCTTTCTCCGACTTCGCTGCCGACAGCTGTTTGATAGCCGTCATCACCTCCCCGGCAGACAGTGAAAGTCGGGACGCGATCACGTTGATAGCATCTCCTTCGAATTGCTTATCATACGGATACGGCCCACCGTCAATACGGTGGGCCATATCACGATCAAGCGTCTTGAGATTGGCGCGTAACCGGTAAATACGCACCAACGCCCGGCAATAATCCGACACCAACGGTGTCGATGGGTCAGACGTTGTGTAGCCGTGCACGCGATTAGCCAAATCCTCGCGATTCGACCCTGCAACGCTGCGAACAGATACGGGTATCTTCGCTAGCGCTCTCAGGGGCTCGACGATGGAAGTGCCAGTCGCGCGCGGACGCACGAACACACGTGATAGGAACGACACTGCTTCGCCTTCCGGGGCAATCTCGGACTTCATTATGAAG